TCTTGCCTGTCCTAGTTATGGATGAGGGAGCTCCGGGCATTGCACACCTCACCCATAATTTTTGTAGAGTTCCATGACGACAGTGTATCTGTCGCCAGAAGCAGCACCTACGGTGGTGAACAGAATGTCGCCCGTCTTGCCGTCACCAGCATTGTTGGTCAACCCACCAAACCGGCTGAAGTCGAAGGTGACGAAATCCGCCTCCCCAAGAGTGAGGATAAGGACGTCGGTCGTGGCATCCCACAGCATATTGAGGCCCATGCCGGCAGTAATCGCGTCGATCTTGTTGATCGCCACGCTGGTGCAGGGCAGACCTTGGTAGCTGGAGAGAGCCGAAACGTCGACCTTGACGACACCGGACTCACCGGTGCCATCAGAGACGTTGGTGAACTTGAGGATGGCACGGCGCGTGTCATCCACAAGGATCTGGGTCGCAACTGCGTCAGCCATCTGCGCCTCCAATCAGGCCAGAATGGCTCAGAGCAGGTTGTTGTTCTGGATGTACGAGACGACAACCGTGCCGACGCCCGAACCAGCGTTGGTCGAGACAACCTTCACGCGGATGTCGGTCGTGCCGACGTCAACCCAACGGGCAGTGCGGGTTCCGTCCGTACCGGGGGTGGCCGTCAGCGGACCAATCGCAGCCCCATCAAGAGCAGCAGCCGCCGTCAGAGCCGTATCAGACGCGCTCGTCCCGACACCAAACGTCGTCGCAGCACCGGTCCAAGCCGTGCGGACGTAGATCTTGATGTCGACGATGGTGCTGTTGGCCGGGATGACGATGTCCGTCAAGAGGCCGGTCGTCTGCGTGATGTTGGCGGTCTGGGACAGAACAACGCTGCCGACATTCGCAACGTCAGAACCGAGCGTAGTGCCGGTGGTGTTCTTGATCTCGCCAGCTCGGATGGGGCCGGCAAAAGTGGTCGTAGCCATGAATGTCTCTCCTGCACGATGGGGCGATGTAGTCTGTGCAGCGTCCGCTGAAGCGGTCTACAACGCCAAGTAAGAGGGGAGGGCGCTAGGCCCTCCCCGAGATCGTTACGCGCCCGGGCAGCCAAAGATGCCGCGGGGATCGGACCAGCCGAAGCTGTAGCGCTCACGAGCCTTGTAGCGGACGTTGCCCGTCTCGAAGTCGCCTTCCATGGCGGTCTTCATCGGCGAACGAACGAAGTGCTTCAGGCCGTTCGGGGCGTCGGTCTTGATGAACCAAGCGTCCGGGTCGGTCAGGAAGTGGTTAACGCGATAGCCCTGCGGGAGGAGGCCCATGGACTTGATCGCGTTAATGTCGTTGTCCGCCGTGCCGACGCGGAGGTCGGACACGAGGATGCGCTCAGCGGTGAACTGAAGCGCGGACGGGACGATCATCTTCATACCACGAGTGGCGATCTTCAGACCGCGCTCGTCGATGAAGGCCGCGATGTCGATCAGAGCCTGCTCGAGAGAGGTCTCGTTCAGGTCCGCCGCAGTCGCGAGCTCGTTGGCGAAGTTGCCGCCGCCGGTGGTCGGGTGGTTCGTGGCGCAGAGCTCCACGCCGTCGCCGCCCTTGTAGCTGCTGTTGAACGCGTTGTTCAGAACAGAAGCCGCCTTCACCTGCTTGGTGTTGGCCATGGAACGCGCAAGAGCGCGCGTGTAGCGAGCCGAGAGTCGGTCGTAGAGGTTGTCCTCAACGGCCTCTTCCGTGATCGCGAAGGCGAGAGCAATGGTCTCGTGCGTGTAGCGGGCCGTGTAGGCTTCGCCAGCGCTGTCGTACGCAATCGCTGCGCCTTCGCCCTTCGTCGGTGCCTGCCCGAAGCCGGACAACATGACCTCTTCTTCAAACGCGCGGTCGGAGTTCTCCGTGTCGAAGATCTCAGAGTGCTCGTTGTCATAGCGGTCGTACTCCATGCCGAAGAGGGCATTGAGACCCGGCTCAAGCTCCTTCAGGAGCTGGGAACGAGTGATAGCCATCGGTCAAGTCTCCTCTTAGACGCCGGCACCCGTACCGTTCGCGCCGTAACGGTAGAAGTGGTTGTTGAGCATGACGATGGCCAGACGACCCGCGACCGCAGGATCGGAGCTGGACGGTTCGTCCGAGAAGCCGATGATGCGGAGGTTGAGGGTGTTGGCCGGGTCCGCCGTGGAAACAGCGAGTTCGGCAGTCGAGAGACCGCTCGTCGCGTTACCAGACGTCGCCGTGGCGAAGTTGGCGTTCGAGTGAACAAGCGTGTCCGCAGCAGCGGCATCGCAGTTGATCTCGAACAGCTGGTCGGGATGGGCCGAGACGAGAGCCGTCGCGACACTACCGGACATGACAGCTGAAGTCCCGGGCCACTTCGGCGACCAGATCGGCTTGCCGTTCAAGTCGATGTAGTTGCAGCCGAGGAAAACGCCGAGAAGAGGCACAGTGCCGCCGTTGGCATTACCGACGATGTTGATCAGACCGTTGGCGAGCGGGATAACCGGAGACCCCTGATAGATCACCGAGGAAGTACCCGCCGTCAAAGCAGTCTGGATCTGGAACGTCATGTTGCCATTGGTGTTGGCACCAGCGCCGAGCATGTTGTACGGGCGGAGCCCGAACGCCGCATCAATATTGGGCATTGCTCAGATCCTTGTTTCAGTTACTCGGAAGCCTGACGGCCTCCGAACGTGACTCGCGTCTGCCTCTCAGGCTTGCTGATTGGCATGGAAGGGTGCTGTTCTCGCAGCAGGTCGTTGTCAACCGCGGCCAGCTGATCCTTAGCCTGCACACGGTAATACGAATTGCGCTGCTGAACGATCTCTAAGGGAACACGCGCCAGTACCAGTCCGCCCACCGCGATCACACCGGCATGCTTGCCGTCTTGGAGGGTGGGAAGATCCCAGTCCGGGTATTCCTCGGCGCGAACAAGCTCAAAGCCTTCGCGAAGTCGTGCGGAAAGGTTTTTCCGGTCGTCAAAACCATTGGCCTCAACACGGACCCAACGGTGCGCGTATCCTGCAGGTGCAGGGGGTGCGTCCAAAGTGGACGGTGGCTTCCAAGACTGTACGCGTCCGGTCTTGGCTTTGGCGGTTTCAGAACGAGGGGTGCGGTCCATGATGGCTCCTTAGCCCTGAGACTTCTGAAGCTGCCTAGCATAGGACTCTAGGCTAACCCCAAGGCGGTTGGCAATAGAAACTTGCGACGGGGTCAGGCGGACCTGCTTCTTTCCAGTCGGGCTGGCCGACGGACGAGCAGAAGCCACCGAAGGCGACGTCGAGTTTCGGGCGGGTTGGAACTTGTGAGGGAACTCGGACCGGATCCGTCGGTCGAGTTCGCTGTAGTAGTCGTCGCTGGTGGGGTCGAACCCCTCGCCCTCGACGAGCTTTTTGTGGACGCTGAAGGCGGCCAGCGTCATGACCTCGTCGCTGCCGAACCACTGGTTGCGCTGCGCCCAAGACTGAGCCTTCGCATCGGGCTCGGGAGGAGGCGGCGTGTATGTAGGCTGCGGGGGAGGCGGTGCTGCCTGCCGCTGGCGCTGGTTGAGCTGATGAGCCTGCAAGCGCTCGTTGTCCACGACCAGCTTGGCGAGCATGCGCTGCGCCTCGATCTGACCGTCAACGTCGCTCATGTCGATGGCGGCCCGCAACTTGTCCTTTGCAAGCTGCTCCTGCACCTTGAGGCGGTTGTCGAGTTCGTTCGTCAGAGACTTGTCGAGCGTCTCGGTGCGGGCCTTGTAGGTGTCGACGTCGCTTTTGAGGCTCTTTGCAAACTCCAGAGCGGCCTGCTCGCGGCGCTCGGCCTCACGCAGCCGGTAGGTCAGCTTGTCAATACGACGCTTGACCGACTCGGAGTGCTGTTCGAGGTCGTCTTTCCTGTCCGCTGCTGGTGCAGCGTCCTGAGTTTTCGTCTCTTGTTTTGAGGCGTCCTCGACGACGATCTCGAGAGCCTCTTCCTGCGGCGGGTTCTTGTCCTCAACCATGGATCACTCCTCGGTGCGCTGTCTCAGACATTCAAAATGTCGTCTGGATCGGCGATTGTTGCGATGACCTCGTCATCGTTGATGATGCGAACCTCTCCGCCTTCGATACGGAAGCGGGCTCCAGCGTAGCGCCCGAGGATGATCCAATCACCCTTCTTGCACCACGGTCCGTTCTGGAACTTGTTCTTGTCAGCGTAACAATCCGAACCAACAGAGAGTACGTAGGCAACAACAGTGGCAAGGCTCATCCGCTCGACGTATTCATCCGGGAGATAAACGTCGCCCTTGGTCTTTGCCTTCCCCTTGTAGGGGAGAACGAGAAGACGCCAGCCGGTAGGCTGTGGCAGTCTTTCAAGGGTGCTTTGGGGGAGGCGGCTCGGGTCTAAAACCCGCTCCTCTGCCGCGACATAAGCGGCTGAGAGATCTGTGGGTTGAGCCGGAGTCTCCGCCTCAACAACTTTCTTGGTTTCTCTCGCCTTGGCGACGTGCTCAGGCAGTATCAAACTCGTCATCGTCGGAACGACCTTGTTTCAGCAGAAGGCGGATTTCCCGCTCCACTTCGTTCCAGACTTCAAGCCGGCCTCGAAGGTGGCGGTAAGCGACGAAGTCGTTGACGGAGCCTTCTGTAATCGCCTCAACGACCACTGCCCGCCGCTCACGCACCACCTTAAGGAGTTTGTCAACAAAGTAAAGGTCCGACACACATTCCCCTTACGTTACCGCAGCACAAACTTCGTGGCGCGCATCTGAAGACCGTACCCGCGCACCGTCTGCTCGCCCTTCGGGGCGGCTTCGACCTTTACCGGGGAGGTTTTGGCGTACGGGACCATGCCCTGACCGGTAATGTCGAGGCTGGTCTGGACAGAGGGGGTGGCCGTCTTAGTGCGGGGAGCGCCGCCGCGCATGAACTTGGACATGTAGATCTCCTGTTTCGGGTTAGCCGCGGAAACGCATGTTATTCGCCACCCCAAGAATACCGGTTCTATCCGGCTCCGGAAGGGACTGCGAGAGCGAGAAGGACGAGGACAACAGGTCGATGGCGTTCTGGGTGGGGCTCATGGCCGACGGCTGCTCAACAAGACCACCCTGCGCAAACGAGGGGGGCCGGTTGATGGCGTCGTAGAAGGTCTGGGTATAAGCCGGTTGGACGTTGGTGAAGGCCGTTGGGGACGAAGCACCAGAGCCGACATACGGAGTCGTACCGGGAAGAACGGTTATCGGCCCGAGAACATTGAACCCCAGATCGACGGGAGATGCCGTCGTGGTGCCGCCAGTCGTAGTGGTGCCGCCGGTCGTAGTGGTGCCGGTTGTCGTACCCGTCCCAGTGGTCGTACCCGTGGTCCCAGTGGTTGTGCCTGTGGTTCCGGTTGTCGTACCCGTCCCGGTGGTTGTGCCTGTGGTAGTCGTACCCGTGGTCCCAGTGGTTGTGCCTGTAGTGGTGCCGGTTCCAGTAGTACTTGGACTCGTGGTTCCGTCAGACAGGTAGGCGTAGTCAAAACCGGGATTAATAGTGAAGCCCGTAATGCCAGCAATTCTGGCCGCGTCAGAGATTTTCAGGCTCTGCCCAGTAGCGCTGCGAGCAACCTGAAGTTCAGCGATAGCTCGAGCCTGCGCCGAGGTAAGACCCTGCGTGTACCGCATGATGTACGAAGCGGTCGCATCCACCATTGGGTTTGGTAGAGTAGTTGTGGTGGTAGTGCCCGTCCCAGTCCCAGTCCCAGTCCCTGTCGTCGTGCCAGTCCCAGTCGTCGTGCCAGTCCCAGTCGTCGTGCCAGTCCCTGTCGTCGTGCCGGTCCCAGTCGTCGTGCCAGTCCCAGTCGTCGTGCCAGTCCCAGTCGTCGTGCCGGTCCCAGTTGTCGTGCCGGTTCCTGTTGTCGTGCCAGTCCCAGTCGTCGTGCCGGTCCCAGTTGTCGTGCCGGTTCCTGTTGTCGTGCCGGTTCCTGTTGTCGTGCCAAGGATGGGGCTAAGGTTCCTCTGGCTAACAACATTGTTAATCAATGAGTTAGCCTGCGTCAGGCTCTCGGCGCTGGATCCAATATTGTTAAGGATGCGGGTCTGAGCGGAGAAGGTGGGGTCGTCGAACGACGTAGAGTTCAACCACGGATTATCGCGGCTGGCGTCCACCCATGCCTGAGAGACCGCGATACGGTTCTCAAACGCCCGCTTGCGGGCAAGGCCGTCGGGGTCGTTCCCGCTGTAGTCGAGGAAGGTCTTGGTGATGTCGCCAGCGAGCTTGGCCCGATCCCCGCCGAACTCGTTGAGGCGACCCCTCCAGTAACTGAGGGCGTCAGAGCCCACGCCTGTCGTGTTGCCGCCGAGGTTCTGGTACAGCTTCAGGATAAAGTCGTTGTCGCTCAACGACCCGTACTGCGCGTTAAAGTAGGGTGAGGCCGCGCTCCGGAAGCTGGAAGCCAGCGACTGAGCAAGGCTGTCAGTGACCGGGGACTGGGCAGAGCTGGACCCACCCAGTGTGTTCAGCCAGTAGTTGAAGCCGTTGGAGTCGGCGGTACGACCGTACATCGCAACGTAGAGGCCGTTGATGTACTTTTGGAGGTTGGTGGTGGCCATTTATTCCGCCTCTTTCCAAGTTCCGTCTATGTCCCAGCTCCCGCGCGTACTGCCTTCCAGCATGGAAGTCGGAGGGGCGCTCGGCATGCCCGAGGTCAGGTCCAACCCAGACGCGGCTGTCGCGGGCTGTCCGGTCGCGGCAGGAGACGCCGCCCCAGCCGTCGCGGGGGACTGTCCCCCGTACACGCCCATCGACCCGCCAGCGAGCATACCATACTCAGCAAGGGCTTGAGCGTCTGTAACGGACGCGGGATAGCCCTCCTCGGTGAGACGAACGGTCCTGCCATCGGGGAGGAGATAGCCGACGGGCTGTCGATTGTCCTGCCCCTCGGAGCTGATATTGTCCAAGCCGCCGAGGAACGAAAAGCCCGACCCGAGGCCCGTTTCTACGCCGCCGAGGGTGCCGTAACCAGAGGTTTGGCTACCAACGCCCGCACCCGCATATGACGTGCCGTAGCCGCTACCGGGGATGGTCAGTTCGCGACCACCAAACTCTTGTTCGGAAGTAATGGCGTTGGGATCCTGACCGGTAAAGCCAGTGAGACCTTGGCCGGTAAAGTTGCCTGTGTTGGTGACGCCGCCAAGAAAGTCCCCCAGACCGCTGGGGCCGGTTGTTGTAGACGTTTGGCCCGGACCGGTCGCGCCAACAAAACCCTGA